CGGGTTCGATGACTCTTATCTGCTCAAATACCTTTTCACCAAAGTCTCCATCTGGTAATACTGCTCTCTCTGCCAGTCTCACCTGTATCAAATTTCCGTAATTAGATTCTCTATCTAATCGCCAGCCGTAAAGATTGTTTGGGTCTACTTCGATCCAGTATGGTCTGCGGTTTTGCTGGCGTTCTTCTGCAAGGCTTACGGCTCCTGATGGTGCAGGATAATCTACAAGTATATGACTTTGACCATATGTAAGCGAACACATCAGTACTCTTCTTGCATATTCATCTAAATCTGATCCACAGCCATCTACATCCATTTTGAACATTTCGGTCCAGTAAGGATCTCCTGTTAGTGATATTGGTTTTCTTAATACAAGACCTGTAGCTGCTCTTATTAATCGCTGTGTAAAAGGAGAAAATACAGCACGATTTACTCTTGCCATATATGCTGTGTAATCTTCTCTTGGCTCTAATGGTAAAAACGCTTCGCTGTTTTCTCTTAAATATTCAGTACCTTCAGTTACAGCTTTCATTATTTCCCAACCTTTCATCATGTCCAAGACTGCCCTTGTGCGGGTGAAAGGACTGTCCGTGCCACCAAGCGTAGTGGAGGTTATAATCTTTGTTCTAATTTGACCTGGGATTGCGTAAGTCATAAGTTACCACTTGGTTTTATTGGCCCAAAAAGCTGCTGACATTTTGCCTTTAGCTATGTTTTTGGCGTGACGGGCTTTAAAAGACCTACGCCTTGCTTTGTCTTTTTCGGTTTGGGGATTTTTCCCTGCACCAGATACGCCTTGTTGACCATAACGTATTAACTTTATTTTATCGCCTTCTTTCGCTAAAACCACATGAGATTTAGTGGGGTGGTTAGGAGTTCTTTTAGGTTTGTTATAACCCGCAAGACCAAATCTTTTTAATCTGGGATCTCTTTCGCTCACTTCCCTACCTTTTTCATCGTCAGATTATGAGCTTCAGTAAAGGTTTTACCCTTTAACATTAGGTTCTTCATCTCTTCCATATGCTTTCTAGTATGAGTACCCTTCTTTTTATGCCTGGCTAAAGCATCTTTCTGTCTTTGAGTTAGGGTTTTCATTTTTTCTTCCTCTTTTTCTTGGAACGTAGCTTTTTTAAATCGGCAGCAGTAATCTTATCCCTCGGAGGGGCAACAGCAGCAAGTTTGCGTTGCTTCGCTGAATAAGATGATTTAGGCATTAGATAGCGTTGGTGATTGTTCCGTTAGTTACAAAACTTACTGAAACTGTTTCAAGATCGCCAACAGTTGAAGATAAACTTGTTCCTGTAACAATGCCAGAAAAACTTACCTTTTTAGTTCCAGATGTATCTAAAAATAATTCAAATTGTGCGTCGCCAGCATCTTCAGCAGTTAAAACATCATCAAGAAGATTTTCAGTTTCATTTCCACTTGCTGCTGTATAGATAAAGTCAACAGTACCAGAACCAGAAATTAAACCACCAGCAAAAGCTCTAAATGTGTTTCCGTGTGCTGTAACGTCTAGTGTTTCTTTTGTTGTATCTAATGTCCAACCTGTAGTTGAAACTATTGTTTCTGTTGTTCCAGATCCGTTTTTAAATTTAACAGAGCCTTCCTCGCCTCTAAAGACAGCCATGATTGTAAGAAAAAAGAGTATTTATAAATAGTTTAACTTGTAGTTGACTTTTTTACAGTACCTTTTGACATTTTTGCCTGATATTGTTCACATCTGGGGTCCCAAAGGGCAGGATTTCTCTTGCCTTTTACCTTTTCGATGATGTCGAGCATCTCTTCTGTAATTTCAATCATTTTTTCTTGGATTTTTTTCTAAGTATATCAGCATCAGCCTTTCTTGCCCCTCCCTTACCACTGATGAAGCTGTTTACTCTGCCCATTGCCCATGCAGCCATTGGTACGTTGCGAGATCCAGAGGATAAGTATGCTCCCTGTCCTCTGCGATACACCCGGGCAAGCTGTCCGTAGGTAAAACGGCTTTTATCTGCCTTTTTTCTTAGTGTTTCTTTTGTTTTTTCGCTTAGTGGCTTTGCTTTTGGTTTCATCTTGGGCAGATCGTAGTTTGTTTACAGCTTTTATATCAATATATTCGCCTCTTTTGTATTTTTCGGCTGTTTCTTTTATTTCTTTTGCCTTCGCAGCACGATTTCGAGCACCAGTAAGGTATTTACTAGGTACTCCCGTCTTTTTGTCTCGTCTTACTCGTCTAAACTGTCTCACTTCTTCTTGGTTTTTTTCTTTTTCTTCTTCTTTTTCATTCCAGTATGGTAAGGCATGGCAAGAATTAGGTAACTCTTAATATATTCTAAACGAAGTCTGGCCTAATGTCTCTGGTTTGGCAAGGTTAAATTGTTGCAGACAAAGATACCCGAAAGCATCAAAAGCATGATCCACTCCTAAGTTTTTATTTGGTAGTCCCGTATTTGGTGCATAAGTTAAAGTTCGTAATGCTTTTATTAATTCTTTACATCGTGGGTGGATAAATGTTCTGCGGTTTCCGTTTGCGTCATATAAAGCTGTGTTGACCGCAGTTATCTTATCTCTGATCTTCCATGGGGATTTCGGACTCATAACTGTAAATCCACTCCTCCTAAGAATATTGTGGTCCGTAACACCGACTCCACTTGTTTTTCTCGCACTACCCGTGGGGTCTGGACACGCAATAATTCTTCTGTCCACCCCGTATCTTCTGATAACCTCCTCCGCAAAATCCCAGGTGGTTGCCCCGCCCGTCAACATGATCTCGTCAAACACATAAAGGCAGTCGTTATGCTTCACCGCGCAGATTCCCGCCATAGGGTCAACGTTAAAATCCAGCCCCAAAATTAACGGCAGCATCTGTAAATCCTGTACCTCACTGCTGATATTGTCATCGTCAAAACTGACCGCCACCAATCCAGTGAGATTCTCGAAACTTGCCTCAAATTCCTGCTTGAATGTTCTGCTATCCAGTTGGGCCTTGGCTGCCTCGACTTCCTCTGCTGGAACATTGCCCCCATCTATCGTGGTAAAACTCCATCTTTTCCAATCGCCACTCATATCTTCTGGAACGTAACACCATAAATCGTAAAACCAGCTTGCCGTGCCATCAGGTGTTGAAATAAACAATGCCCACCCCTGTTTATCTGCGAGGGCTGGTCGGATAACTTGGAACCATACGTCAGAATCCATAAATGCTGCTTCATCCAGTACGACACCAGCCAGACTTCTACCTCTTAGCGTGGTTGCGTTTTCGGTTCCCTTCAGTTCGATGAGCGAGCCATTTATTAGTTCGATTTTTAAATCTGTTTCGTTTTTGCTTTTTACCCATGACAAAGGTACTAGTTTTTTAAGTTCCTTCCATGCAATGTCCTTTGCCATGCGGTATGTGGGGGCACAGTAGAAATATGTCTCGCCAGGTCGTTGGATCGCAGCGTTTACAAGTTCGATACAGGATAAATAAGATTTTCCGAATCTTCTGCCAGCCACCAGTACCCGAAATCTGTTTTTTGCATTGAACACCTCCCCCTGTGCCCATCTTAATGTCAGGTTTTCTTTTGTTTTTACACTCATGTAGTACAAAATAACCCTAATTTTAATTTATTTTGTAGTTTTTATCGACTAATTTGCTATTTTAAGGTTATTATTCAATTAATAACATAAGTTTCAGTCCGTGACAGAAGCAATCCTACAGAATTTTGACGATAGATCCGTTCCAAAGAAGAGAAATCCTGGTAGATCGCCAGATATGGTAATAGAACAAAGAAGGCAGAGGTTGTATAAAAGACAGTTGGAAGGTTTGCCCGCAAGACATCTTGTTCTGGAACATTCTTCAAGAGAAGGAGTTTGCGTTAAGACCGCATGGAACGACTGGAAAGAGGTGACAAAGTGGAATGATGAGGATTGGCAGAAAGATAGAGAGAATATGATAGCTCGGATACAGGCTATGAGGGTCAGACTTTTCGACAAGGCTGTGAAGAAAGGTCAGTTCCAGACTGCTGCTCAGATATTGGATTCATTAGGTAAAGTAGTAGGGGAGAGTGTGGAGA